ATGTGTTGGTTGCATCTAAAGTGAATGACGCAATGTTGTCTTGCTGATTAATCCAAATCTTTTCAATGCCACCACTATTGTTGTCGCATGATTTTACAATTGTTTCTAAAGCTTCACAAGCCATAATTTTTGATTTATCAGTTTAAAAATAGGGGGGAATTTCACCCCCCAAATATATATGGGTTGCTTTCGATTAGTCGAAGCAAACGTTGTACATAACAACCTCGCTTGGATTCACAACAGTGAAACCAACTTTCATGTTTGCACGAGTACGGATGTACGGCTCTGCAACTGTGTCAGAAAGGTTGACAGCTTTCAACGCTTTTGAATCACCCTCTGCGTCGAATGCGTAGATGAGGTTATCTTTCAAAGTCAACACGATTGTGTTGTCAGACATACCTTCACAAGCTACAACTTTAACACCAAGGTAAGTCAATGCCAATGGAGTAGTCACATATGTCATGGTGTTGCCAGTAGCAGCAGCCAATTCGTATGCGTTTGCTACGTTGGTAGAAACATACAAGCGAAGGTCAGCTTTCTTGCGGATGATTGCAGCAGGAGCAGCAGCAAATACAGCAGCCAATTGAGTCAATACATTTGAAGATGTAATTGCACCACCATAAAGACCATTTACAGCCTCATTACCACAAAGGATTTTTTCGTAACCATCACAAAGAGATAAAGTAGTATCAACACTCTCTGTGTCACCTTGCCAACGGATAAGCTCGATGCTTTGACCGATAGCTTTAGCTAATTCATTCCAGTAGAAATCCATGAAAGATGCAACAGTGAAGTCACCATTTGAACCTTTAGCCATTTGAAGTGCAAGGAATGATTGCTCAAGGTCAAACTGACAGATTTGCGCAAGGCTGGATAACGCACATACCGAAATTTCAACTGCGCTCAAGTCATCATCGGGAGCCGAGAATGAGCAGTTAGATGCTTGCAACGGTCGTGAAAATAACACGGTTGCAAGTTTAGTCTTATCCTTCACACCAGGAAGGAGGCGGTAGTTGTCAGCGATAGACTCTTCACTCAAATATGCTTTAGAGTAGAATGCCTCTGGGTTCGCTGCCAATAGAGCGGATGCGTCAACATCCAAATCGAAACGGAGTTTTCTTGACATTTTTATTTGTTTTTTATTGATTACTGAATTGCTTAAATGCGGCAAATTTTTGGCTCATTGTAGCCTCGGCAATTTGCTCCTCTGCCTTCTCTTCTTCTTTCTCTGCATACATCTCTTCCATCTGATTGCGGAGGTCAGCGATGATGGCAATCAATGCCTTCTCACGCTCCTCAATCACTGGCAAGACGATTGCAAGAATTGCTTCTGCGTCTGTTGCTGGGTCGATAGCCATCTCCTCTTCGGTAGTGGTAGACTCTTCAGTTGTCTCTTCAACTGTTGTTTCTTCCATTGCAACCTCTTCAGTTGACATCTCTTCCTCAACCACTTCTTCAGTTGGTTCTTTTTCCACCTCTTTGATTTCAACAACCTCACCGTCTTTCACGACATAGATTTTGTCCTCAATGGTGTGCTCTCCATCAGGTAACTTCATTGTATTAAGATTTAATTGTTCCGAAAGTTTCAGACCAAGGAAGCCTTCGATGGAAAAACCAACTTGACCCTCTTCAACCAATTTGTTGTAGTACTCTGGGTCAGTCACTTGAGCAGTCACCATGAGAGTTCCTTCCGGTACCTCGATGCCAAATGTGCTGAATGCTTTGTCTTTGGTTGGGTTGTCCACGATCCATGTTTCAAGGATGTAGGCTGGTACCTTCTTATCAGTGTCATGCTCCAGGTTGAAGATGTCACGATTGCGGAGGTCAGCCATAAACTTGGCATGAATCTTCTCAATGACATCAGCGGTGAACTGCACATAATAGTCACCCTCTTCAGAATCTCTGCGATAGATGTCCATCGGTATCATAGCTGGTGCAGTGATGCGATATTTCACATCATCAGCGAAAAGCATTTTTTTCTCGCTACTGAAAGCTAAGCCACGAACCTTTATGGCTGGCGAACTCGTGAATGCTATCATTTCGATTCCCAAATTCTCGCCATCGGCATATTCATCCTCGATGGTGATTTTGTAAATTGGAAGGTCTTTGGTCATGCTTATATTGCTTTTTTTTTATCTTTGTTCAAAAATTAGTATTATGATACAGATATTCGACCAGGAGATTCCTAACAAAATGAGCGAGCTCACGATTGAGCAGTTCGAAAAAATCAGTCAAATCCTTAACAACCAAGACTTCGACAACATCGAAAAGTATGTGGAGATGTTCAAATATCTTGGCATCAAGGAGGAGATGTGGGATGACTACCCATTCAGCGAGTTCATCAAACTCGTGCAAGAATTCAACCTCGATTCATACACACCAAATGAGGCGCAGACATCAATCGAGTTGGAAGGCTACACCTATGAGGCGCAGTTGAAATTGTCAGTGAAAGAGACCAAGCTCATCGAGAAGATTGTGAACACCAAGCCAAACCACTACATCAGTGACATCATGGCAATCATGTTCAAACGAACTGACCTATCCAACACAGAGCACTTCACCGATGCTCACCTCAAGCACAAAGCAAAACTATTTCGCACACAGAAAGCAGAGCTCTGCGTTCCTTACATTGTATTTGTCACCGAGAAGATAGCTGAATATGCCCAAGCCAATACTGCCCAAGGGGTGGAAGGAAGTCAGTCTTGAGCAGTTCATTGAGCTGCGCCAACTCAAAGCAGAGGATGGTACATTCAACCACAACATCGATATCCTCTGTGCGCTCACAGATGCCGTACCAGATGACTTCGATGACCTCGATATCACAGAGGTAGCCGAGATATTCAAGGACCTTCAGTGGCTCTACACCGAGCCGAGCAAATTGTATACCGATAGGATTGGCAAGTTCTATCTCAAGCCAATGACTGACCTCACTCTCGGTGAGTTCATCGACCTCGAGCACTACTTCACAAGCGACTACATCAAATATCTTCCAAACATCTGCGCTCTGTTGTATCGAATTCCCGAGATCGTGGAGGATGGAGTTGTCGCAAAATGGGAGTCAACTGATTTCAAGACATCGAGTCGAGTGCATTACTTCCTGGAGCATCCAATCACCAAGATGTATGGTGTGCTGACCGAGTATATTAAGTTCAGAGATAACTTCATCACCAGCCACAAGAATCTGATGACCGAGCAAGTGGTGGATGACATCGATGACATCACTGACCCTGAAGAAAAGAAAGAAGCAGAGCGTGAGAAGTCATCGCAGAAATGGGGATGGGAGCAGCTTATCTGGTCGATGTGCAACGGTGACCTCACCAAATACGACCAAGTCATCAACATGAAGCTCGTGCTTGTGTTTAATTTCTTGGCGATGAGAAAAGAGCTGGAGATTTAGTAGTCCAGTGAGTAGTTGAATTCACCGAATAGCGGCTCAAAGTCATAGATTACTTTCGGTTTCTTGCGTAACAAATTACCAAGCTCAAGGATTGGGAACTTCTGCGCCAAGTCAGCCACATACATTCCGTACATTTCAGCAATCAATCCATTCATCTCAAGTGCGTTGTTGAATTTCTGCACCAAATCGAATGGAGCGATGGTTGCCGTGCCATTGTTTAGGTAGCCAAAATAGTAGGCAGCAAGAATCTGAATGCGTAGATTGCCCTCGGTGCTCACCTTGGCGTTAATACGCACAGAATCGTAAAGCGTACCAGTGTCGATGAGTGCCTCATCCTTGATAACTTTCTTGAGAGTATTGGCGACTCGCCTTCTCAAAGGATATTTGAAGTTGTATTCTCCAGTGTCTGCGTAACGTGCCATTACTTATATTGCATTTAGTCACCGATTTGTTTAGGAATCTGGCAGTCGGTCCATGAATCCATGGTGAATGTGATGGTCATCAACCATCCAGCAGCGTAGTCGAGGAGGTCATTGTTGAGCGGCACGAGAGCTGGGAAGCCGACCACATCAAAATCACGATCATCAAGATTGAAAGTATAGTTCAAATACAAGTCCATGAGAATCTGATGGCAGTCACTCAAGATGACATTGATATTTGCACGGTCCTTTTGGATGATGTCGAAGCAGTAAATCTCAAGCGTGAAGTCATTGGTGTTCTCGGTTGGTATCGCATCCACTGGCACGATGTACACAATCGGATACTTCTCATCCTTGGTGGCGAAGTTGAAGAGCTGCTCCTTGAAGTCAGAGCCTACCTTTTTGACTTGAAGATGGGCGTTGTAGAATGCAATGATTTCGTTGACGAGTGCTTGATAGCTTATCATAATACTGAATTTTTCATGATTTTGTTGACCTTGTTCTGCGTGGCTGTGATTTCTGTCTCACTCACCACAGCAGTGACAGTGATATTCTGACCTGACTCCATGCCAGTTGGTGCGGTTACGTTGTTCGCTGCGTTGCCTTGACCGAATAGGTTACCAGGTACGAATGATGGAACGGATGAGCTTGCGCTTGCGCTGCTGCTTGTTCCACCACCTCCTCCAGCAGATGCCGCAGATGTGTTGGTTGGGTTCATCAATATTGACTTCGCCTTCGCAATGTTGGTCACAATCTGAACGATACCAGCAGCGTATTGAGCAAGACCAGCCGCACCAGCAGTTACCGAGTTGAGTGGGTTGGCTTGAGACATCGCAACCAATGAACTGATTGCTTTGGCTGTGTCGATACCTATCTGTATAAGTGCTTGCGCCTTGTTGAATTTCTCGAGCTTCTCTTGGTCCTTGATGAATGCCTCACCAATAGCACCAAGTCCTTGAGCAACTGAAGATGCAATCTCAATCTTGGCATCTCTGATGGCTTGTTCTTGAGCTATCTTTTCAAGTGCAACTTGCTTATCTTGGTCGTCAAATTTCTTATTGATGTCAGCGAGTTCCTTTCTGCGTTGCTCTTCAAATACTTTGGTGTCAACACCATATCGGTTGGCTTCAGCAATTAGGTTATCGTAGTAGTATGTGCGCTCTTCAATTTCTTTTTGTCGAGCAGTCAGTCCGGATTGATATGCTTGCTCCTGGATTGCTTCTGCTCTGTCGAGCTCTTCATTTCTGAAATCAGCTAATTGCTTTGCGAGATTCTTTTGTATTTCAAGTTCAGCATCAGCGGCAGCTTTGTTGATAGCATCAATCTCCAACTTTTCTGCTGCTTTAAGTGCAGTGGTATCTTGCTTATATTTTTTAGCTTCCTTGATGAGAGCATCATATTTAGCCTTGACATCATCAATTTCTTTCTGCTGTTGTGTCTTTCCAGAATCGACAACCAACTTATTGGCTGCGGCAATCTCTTTTTGAATCGCTGTTCTTCCTTCTCGGTATGCCTTGGCTGCATCTTCAGCTCTTTTCTTTGCATCTTCAGCATCCTTTGCCGCCTTTTCTTTCGCTTCATCCGCATCCTCTTTGGCGGCTTTGTTTAGGATGACCTTACGATCAATCTGTGCCTGACGGATGAGTGCATTCTCTTCCTTGAGTTGTTTCTTGAGTCTGGCTCTTTCTTCTTCGGCTAAAGTACCACGCTTATCTTTTAATTCTTTAAGGTCTTTTTCGGTTTGCTTCAATCGCTTTTTGGACTCTCTTTCCGTTACCTTGGTCTTTTCAATTTCAAGGTCAGTCGTTTCTTTGCCTAATGATTGAGCAAGTTGAATCTCCTGTTCGATTGATTTGCTTTGTGCTTCAGCCCTCTCTTTGGAAGATGCAACAATCTTCTCATTGTTGGCTTTGACCTTCTCTGCTGCATCATCTGAAGCAGCCGTACTCAATCCCAACCATTCAGTCAGTTGCTTGAATCCATCAATCAATGGCTTCAGTGCCGCATTGATGGCATTGAATATCTTA